TTAAGGATTAATATTATAGCGTCCGTTTTTTCGCATTGAAGATAATTTTTGTTGACATTCCTTTTTTGTAGGAGCTGCGCATATTATACCTATTTCATCGAACGCTCCCCAATTCCAAGGAGCGGGACGTTTTTTATAGATTACCTTCTTCATAATCGTATAGTGTTAATGGTTATTGATGTTTGGCGAAGCCTTGGGAGGCAGGCAAGTTTGCCCATTCTTCAAATGCATTGTAGTAGCCTGTTCTGATGAACAGCATATCTCCACTACCATCACCCCACCAATCATTACAATGTGAAATGTATCTGCCTATCTGATTGTGATTTGTTGGGCATAGCTTCTTATACATAGAACGGAACATAGAAGATACCTTTCTTCCGCTGAAATGTCCAGCCCTCTTTGCGTCATTGGTGCAGTAACCATACATTGCAACAGTTTCCACTTTCTCGTTATCATCAAGAAACTCCCAATCGCTATCGCCCCATGGACCGTAGTTGATGGTGTCTTTGAGTAGCTGCTGTTCGTCTGATGTGAGAACTGAAACGATTTTCTGTATTTGATTAATTGTAGCTTCCATAATCGTTTTAATGTTTTGATATGTAAAAGGTATAAGGCGTTATAAAGAAACTTGCTTATAACGCCTTATATGGAGCAATTAGGGCTTTAGTCTGTAGTGAATGTAAAGCCTGGAAGTTGTATGTAATGTTTTAGCGCAAACTTTGCGTTAGGTGTGAGTTGTCGCTGCCATGCTTTGTTTTTAGGAGACCATTTGAAAGCATTTCCCTTCAACATAGACCTTGTCTCACTATTTGGTATATCATCGAAATATATACGAATACGCTCATCTGAATTACATATAACAACTTTACCACCGTCAAACTTATATTCTTTGTCTTCTGTGGTTGCCATAACTGTATGGCGCTTAATAGCCCGCTCTGTGTCTTTAATTTTGGCAAGATTATTTGAGAGTTGATATGTTTGAAAACCTTTCTTCATGAATGAATACGGAGGTTCTGCCATTAACCCGTTTATTGAACTCTCGGACAATCCGAGAGCTTCGAGTTCTTCACGCTGCTCTTCGTCTGATAATTTGCCATTTCTGACGATCTTGTTCACTGCTTTCATTTTCTCCTGCAGTTCAGTAAGCGTGTCGAGCTTGCTCTGCAAACGCTCAACTTCCTCCCAACCTACCAAACGCTGTTGGCGGTTTACACGCTTCACGACCTTCTCTTTCCAAGTCTCAAAACGCTCACGTGCAGAATGCTCGTAATCATTCATCTTCTGATGTCTGCGGTTGTTGAAATTACCTGCTCCCGTTACCATTACTGAGAATGTGCGACTCAAAGCTTGAAGCCATTCGCTATACTTAGAGATATAACGTTTCTCGTACTCGTTTTGCAGTTCTTCTGGAATTTGTGCTAAGAAAGAGTTCAAACCGCTCTCGCACTCTTGTAAAAGGCTTGCGCCCATACGTTCTGGGTCCATACTGATACCTTGTCCTGCTCGATTTGCAAGGTCTTTGATTGCTAATACTGATTGTCTCATATGATTAAATGTTAGATTCAATAATATCGAACTTGATGTTTCGAATCGGATCGTGACCTTTCTCTACAGCAATATCGAACGCATCGCATTCATTTTCGTAAAGGTCCTTCTTATTGTCACAACTGTGATTAAACTCTACTTTCTTTAGGGATTGTTCTCCAAAGAAATTCACTTCTTCTTTGTAGAAGGTTACCTTTAGAATTGTTACTTTATTCATTGCTCTTTTACTTTTTGTCTATTTTTTATATAAACTACCACGGCGTTCATTGCATTTAGCTTATCTTTTGCCAACTGTAATTTACGTTCTGTTTTCTCCAACATTTCAAGGTTCTGGCAAAATATAGAACCTTTCGTTAAAATATCTATTGATTTTTTTGCTTCTCTAATCTGTTGGCGAATGGCTTTCATATTTGGTAAAAAATTACCACTTTCTAAGTCGCTGATAATTGAATTATACATATCGGTATAAATTCCAAAGTCGTTATTCATTGCTCTTTAACTTTAAGTTGTTATTGTTTTAATTATCTATTGCAAAGGTAGTCATTTTTTTTGAATTGACCAAATTTTAAATCTTGTAAATAACTGATAATCAATAGTTTAACTTTAGCTAACTTTTAATCAAAAAGAGTTTTAACATTTAACCCAATTTCCCCTGTAACAAGCTAATTCCGAAAATATATGTAAGTATATGGAGAGAATATTTGACTTGCTTAGAACAGCTTAAACAAAGAAATTAACTTTTAGTTAACTTAACTGAAATTACTATGTGTTACCTAAACTTAAAATGACAAATATAAGAGTAAATAACTTATTAACATTGTGTTAATAGAACTTAATACTATAAAAAAGGCATCCTAACCTCACGGTCAAGATGCACTAATCTGTGTTTTCATATTCCATTATTCAATATACTTCTCTATGACCTCGGGATTATACTCAGCGCCATATCCGCAAGCCTCATCATACATCTTGAAGTCAGCCAGTTTCCTGCTGATGAAGTCCGCAGCCAACACGCAGTTGCTGTCTTTGTTGCAGTCAATGTCTCCGCCACTGCATTTCAGCACTCTCCTTACAGCGTTCTCCCAGTTCGTCGCCACATCTTTGAACGAACTTTCCTTCGAAAACAGCAAACTCATATCCACCTTTGTCTTCTCGGATCCGTCGGCTATGTACTTTCTGAACGTCGACAATGCGAGGTCGTTCATCGTCAACGCAGTCAACAGATGTGCCTTAAGCAAATGTTCAGTGTCATTATGCTTCATCAGCACCGCATCATAGTTCCACTTTAGCTTCTGTACGTGCATCTTCATCTTCTCCGCCACGTCGTCCGATATGTCAAGCCACATCTGATACCTGTCCCATAGCTGCACCTTCATCTTCGAGTTCCACGCATCATACGCAGCGAGAGCCTTGTTAACGTCCCTCTTCACCTCATGCTTCCAGTGCATTGTCTCCTGCAACAACACTTTAGCGTCAAGCATTGAGCTTTGCGCCAGGTTATACACCTAGCCGATAATGATCAAGCCAAAGCTGATAGCGGTCGGCGAGGACAAAGCGCATCTTCGCATCCCATGTGTTGTATGCAGCAAGAGCCTTGTTGATGCTTTGCTTTGTCTGCTGACGATATAGTTTTTTGTCCTCTTTAATCGCGTTGTAAGCGTCTATCATCGCTGTTTGGGCAATGTTGTATGCAGAACCCATTGTGATGTAATACAGCGAACAATAGCGGTCAATGCTCTTTAGTATTTCCTCTTTCTGCTTTACACTTGGCGCGATAATATACGCCCTTTTTGGGGTTCGGCTTATTAACTGACTTGCACTCATGCTTATATTGCGTTTAAGATTTGCAAATCGTGCGCTTCGCCTATCACGCCTACAACGGGTATTCCGCAAGCGTCCGCCACATGACGTTCTGTTTCACAGCCTTTCGAGCACCGCCATCGGTTTGGAACAATAATGCCGTCGCAGCCGAGAAGCAGGCGTAAGTCCTCTTTCATGTGCTCTGTGTACGGCGCAGAGTCAGACAAAGGTTTGCTCATGGGATTGACTGCCTTATAGCCGAGAATTGTCAACTCCTTCTCGATCCGAGCGAAGAACTTGTGTCGCTCGTTGAGATTGTAGCCGGTAATCGGTGATGATATGTAAATTTTCTTTTTGCTCATTTTGTTTATCAGATTAAAATACCACTTCTTTGTAGCTTGATGTCGGCTTCTTGCCGGACAGGATTGCATTGCCACAAGTAATCAGTCCGTTGTCCTCGTCATACGACGGAACGAACACGATTACATCGAATCCGTTTGCCTTCAAATCCTCTTCCACTTTCTTGTACGGCACAAACGAGTCGTAACCTCCACTTGTCTGAATGTGGTTGGCTTCGCAGCTGTTTGTTCTGTGAAGCGGTGTAATCTTACACATAAACTTGCGTGGGTCAAACATCGAAGCAAGCACCTTGCCGTCAATGATTGAGTCGTCGGCAAGCGCGAAGTTAAGGGTGTACTTGCGACCGCGCGGAGTTTCAAGTGTGTCGGCAAGTTCTGCAATATCTCTCAATGGCAAGGCGTTTCCCGAGAACAGGTATTCTCGCTGCGCGTCGTCGGTAGAGTTTATAGAGAACTGCAAGCCTGCGTTTCCGTTGTAGTCGGTATTCTTAACTCTAACCCATTTGTGGATAAAATCATACAAGTTACAATTATGCTTCGGGAGCATTGTGCTTACTACAGGATGTACAAGTGAATTTCCGATGTAGGGAATAATATCATCACGCAAGAAGAAACGTGCGTGTTCGATTACAGCCTCGTTCCATGTCGGCTCGCCCATGCGCGCATAGTGTACGTTAAGACGCTTGGTATGGTTAACCTCTGGGTGCATACTTAACGCCGTTGTTATCTCGTTACGCAGGTCGTTCAGAGTTACGTTGCGCCCAGGCCCGACTTTCGGCACGTCGCAGAACTTGCAGTTCATTGAGCAGCCGTACTGTGTAGAAATTGTTATCACCCATTTTTCGGTTAGGGGCATCGGCGTTCCGTTCGGCACACCATTCAGCTCTCTTGTTATGCCGAGAAAGTCGGCTTTGATGTTTGCATCTTTTCCGTAGTCGGCTACTGTCAGAAACTCCAACACGCCTTTGTCTCCTTTTGCGGTGTAGATTTCACCTGTAGGAACTTTGATTTCTTTGAGTATTTTCATTGTTATTTGATTTTATGTGATGTTTTACTTTTTTGCTGCGCCAATTCTTATGTGCACGTATCAAGTTTTCAATTCCTTTTTACGATACCACCTGCGCACCTCGTATGCAACAAACACGCCACACATTTTGGGGTATTGACGCGGTTCTGTTTCGATTGATGTACTTATCTTTTTAAACTTTACTTTAGTGCAGAAAGGATGCGTCAGAAACATGGTTTTGTAACGCTTCTTTGTTTTTCTAATCTTCATATTCTTTCTTTTTCTTTTTATAGTCCAAACAGCCTTCTTCCATCGTCGGCATGATACAGAGACCGCCATTCTCAGCATCCTCAACAAGTTCTTCTGACGCATGAAACGAGTTGAACATTTTGGCGTTGTGATGCTTCAAGCATAGATTTATGCGAACCTCTTTTTCGTATTCGTACCCTGTTAGCGGATTGACCCCTGTCCTTGTAATAGTCGTAGTTTGCTCCGTTTCTTTGTACCACTTGCACGAATAGCAAGCTGCGATATTGCAAGGAGATTTGTTGCAATACTTTTCCTCATGTTTTATGCAACGTATTTCCGTAAGAAACAGCTTTCCGCAGTGCGAACAGCGGTATGCGTTTACTCTAATCATTCTCTACCTCCTTTTTAATTGCTTCAAGCTGTTGTATGATGTTGTCTATCGTCTTGCCGCTGTAATCAACGGCAATTTCTTTCAGCACGGCAATCTGCGCCGTCAGTCTGATATAATCTGCCTGTTTCATTATTGCTTGTTTTTATTAAATTTTTCGTGTTTCTCCTTTTGAGAGTTTCAAGAGCTGTATAGTTTCGAGCATAGACCTGCTGCTGCCGCAGTCAAACCCAGCGTCTTTCAGTTTCTTTATGTGCCGATTCTCTTCTTCTTGTGTCATAGCTCTTTGAATTCTATGTCATGTTCCTCATTCCATTCTTCCTGAAAGTCTGCAAGGCTTCTAAAGATACCTGCGGCAACACCGAAACTTATAGGCTGTGTCATTGACAGTTCTGTGATTATGACACGACTCTCATCGTACGTCACTTGAACCTTAAATGTTATTTTTGTTTCCTGCATATAAGCCTCCTTTCTGTCTATCGTGGATATTGCCCTTAACAACAGCATACCAGCATAAATCTGCCCCAAGAGAGTAAGTTGTACCGCCCTTTGGGTCATCTTCTCTCAATCTAAAAGCACCGTATGTTTCGGACCACGCTATCTTATATAAAAATGAAGCAACTTCTACAACATCGCCCTCATATACCTCTTTACCGCTTTTGTCTTTGCAGCCAGTGAACTGACAGACGGTATCGGGGTTTACCTGCGCCATGTTACTTCCGTGGTCGTTGCTTATGTACATGCCGTCTACGAGATGGAGTAAGTCGCCATACACCCATTCGCCGTTATCGAGACGCTTGCCTTTGAATTTGATTTTTCTGTTCATAATTTATCTTCTGTTTTATCATCGGATCTGATTAACAATAGTATGCAGATTACATATTCCGCTGACAGTAACGCAAAAAAGTATTGTATACCTAAATAAGCATTAATTATTGCATTGACTGCCGAAACTACCGAAGCAAGCCCTACCGCAAGCATTGCTAATGTGAATTTTTTATTTCTGTTTATCACTGCTAAGTGTTATATAATTTGTGTTTCGTAAATCTCCGATTGCCGTATTTGCTGCTCTCTCTGAAACAATAAGCAGATTGCCGTCTTTGTCGAGAACAGTATTCCATTTCTGCCAAAAATGTCTCTTGTATTGGACTATATATACGAACTTTAGAAAGGAGTACTCATTCTGCATTATACATGGCAATAGTGCAACTTTTCTTGCATACATACCTAATCCTCCTTTACTCCAAACGGCGCACCGTCGGCAAACGTGAACGCATTGAACATTTTGCCAAACTGGCTACTTGAATGAATTACCACACCTCTATTTACTGAGCCATAACTTGCAAAGCATACGGGAGCTTCATTGTTTTCAGAGATACAAGCCAAAAGTCTATAGGATGGCTTATTGTCTTTTTCTTTTACCCAACCAAATGGCTCATGCTTCAGCATTTCCTGCCAGCACTCGTCCGCATCCTTAAACGGGCGGTATTTGGGTTCGGGCTTGATGCGGTAATTGGCATCAGTAACCCAATCGGGGTTTGGGATTCCAGCCCATTTACCATCTGGGAGCTGCAATTGTATCTGCTTCCCGTCCACATACGCCTGCATCACGGCGATGCGTTGTTTGGTTTCTTCTCTTGTCATAACTATCTGCTTTAATTGTATTATTCTACTTTTGTTAATCCCCAAGCGTGCTGCTCACGATTGGAGCGCGTGCCGTCTTTCTTGGCGTAATTAACCATAGAATGCGGAAATGTTGCCGATAAATCATAGAAATAAATTTTGCTAATCCAGCAAACCTTGCCATCACGATCTACGCACTTGTCGTTTACTTGTAACGGATATTCTTTAAGGTATTGTCTTTGCAACTCATACTTTTGGTATGCTATCCCCATTTCTTTTTCATTGAGAGCACGCATCTGCTTTACAAAATCTTCTTCTATCATATTAATTCTCCAGTTCTATATTATGTTCATCTGCGAAACTATCTTCTGCATCCTCGCAATAACGACCTTCACAAAGCGTCTCTGGATATGCTCTGTTGGTAAAATACTCTCGGCAGCATAACTCGCATATTTCATCTCCATATTTATTTATTAACTCTTCTCTGGTCATTATTCACCCTCCTTTCTGATTAAATAGTCGTACATAGGCTTGCGGCTTCTACGATATTTATTACATATCTTTTCTGCCTCTTCCTCTGTATTACAAATTGCAACAACTCCATCGGGATACGTGTCCCAATATCTAATAACTTTATATTTTATCATATTAATCACTTGTTAAATTAGAGGATAATAATTAGTAATTTGTAATATGCTCTGCGTACATTATTTTTCGCATAAGGCGGTCTATTTCTTTATCTGATGCTATATGGTCTATTGGGTAGCGCATAAAGTTTCCCCAATCACTTTGCTTTCGCAATTCGCCATTGGAATCCAAACCAATCAAACATCCATATCCGTCACCATTTTTATAGCCATCATGGATAAATATACTTCCATGACTTGTTACAAGAAATTCTCCTCTTTTAAATTCACTCCTCTTTAACATATTTCTCTTCTTTTTTACTCTCCACACTGTCACTGAGGAGATTTGTTTATTTATCCACGTTCTTTCTCTTTTCAGCGTCCAAAAGGAATGCTTCGAGTACGTCCAGATAGTTGTGCAAGTACGAGCTATGCAGTACGAGCAGAGAAGTCAGTGATTTACCAACCTCTGCGGCAGCTTTTTCTAAGCTTTCATTCAGATACGCATCCAAATCCTTTGAATATGCCCTTAATTCGTCGCACTCAATGCGCAGTTTATCAAGGCGTGTTTCAGACGGCTTGTAAGCCTTCTCGAATACATCTGCCGGACTCCAAGACTGGTAGCCGTCTTCATACTCAACGAGGTAGCCAGCCTTATCCGTTTCACACTCTGACGGTCTTACGCCGTTCTTCAAGAGCTTGCGCTCGTAGGCTTCGCCCATTGTCATAGGCATAGCCTTCACTGTCTTTGTGCCAGTGTACTGTTTCATTTGTTCGTTCATAATGTTTATTTTACGAGTTCAAAATCGTAGACGAAGACGTAGGGGTTGGAATCCCACAAGCTCCATCCGTATAATTTTGCTATAAGATAGGAATATGCCTCCTTCGCTATTGTCGAATGTAAAGACTGTGAATTGCCAAAGGCATCATAATAAGATAAATCATAGCACCATTCACTTAGCATGTTACCCGTATTCTTATTAAAGCAGATATTACTGAATCCCTCATGTATTACATTCTCATCGCTGATGTCTTGCAAACGCTCAATACAGATGTTGGTGATACGGATGCGGTGCGGCATAAGGTCTGCCTTGACAAACATCTTGTTATTCCACCCTGGTTGTTTTATCAACTCCGCAGCAAGTTCTACTGGCATATCTAAAGCAATATCCTTATATTTTTGCGCCACAGCTACCACCTCGCCGAGTTTATAACGTGAAGACGACAATGCGTAATCAAGCATCTGCTGAAGCGTATCTCCTTGTGCTTCGTAGAGCCGTCTATTACATGCCCTTTCCCAAGCGCGAACGTCCTCATTTGACCACCCTTCGCAGGTCACCAATCTTTGAAAAAACATTGTGGGATTTAGCATTCTCCTGGTCTGCGTCTTTCGACATTCAAGTACGGCTTGTGTTAAGCCGTACTTGTCGTTGAACATAATCTTCTTCATGCTCTATATTTTCGTTAAGACATTATTACTTATTCTTCTGCTTCATTAAATTCTCCCTTTCCTGCTGCATCTTTTTCAAGCGAATAGCCAACTTATTGTCGGTGCCATACTGCTTGAAGAGTAGATGCGACTTATACTTCTCTGCACAAACGCAAAGAAGGAGTACGAGAACGTTAAACACTACAATCAAGAGAATGGGCAGCATAACTAACCACCACGACCAACTGATTGCTCCGCAGAGTTTCATTACGATGAAGGCTATCTGAAGCGATGCCATCATAAAATCAATAATACCAAATTTCATATCTCGTTTATACTTTTAGTTCTGCGTTCAAGCCCAACGCCCAAAGGATATGTTGGAGTTCGTGAGCGCATTGTATTTCTCTTAACTTTTTGCTGTCGAGGTAGGCGGCAAACTTATTTTCCTCGACCTCGTACACGATATTAATGCCGAGGTCGTAATGATAGAAGTCGTACCATTCCGAAGTGCCTTCCTTTTGATGCTGCTCTTCTTTAAAGTTGTTCTTTTTGAGGAGTTCGGGCGTGAGAGGTATACCTTCAATGTAACAACACCAAGCTCCCCAAGGTCCGTCGTCGTCATCGTTGATAGCGCTTAGACTGACGACACCTACTTTGTCTTTAAAGACTTTCTCGGGACGTATATCGGTAACAGCGCACATCGTTCCTTTCGGAAATGCGCAATCGCGGTTTACTCTTACAAGGTCGCCTATTCTTAGGTCTTCTGGTTTAATCATTTATTAGCACCCTTTCTTCTTCTGTTTGAGTTTTGAAGCGCCTGTCCGTAATCCTTTGGGGAGGCTACTGCGTCTGGAATAACATTACATGCTGATGGCAAATAATAAAGCTGGTTTACGAATCTCATTTCTCACCTCCTTTCGGCAGCAAGTCCTCGATATAGCACCATTTGCTGATATTAAAGTCTCTTACAACCTCATTCCATGGTATAAAGTCGTACAAGGCTGTAGTAGTAACTTTTACATCCACAATTTCGCCTCCTTCTGTGGCTGTATATAAGATTTGCTCTCCTTCTTTGGGCGTTTCACTTGTATCGTGCCAAAGAGCTTTCTTAAACCATTCTACACCTGCGGCAAAAGCGGTTCTTGCAGCTAAGTAGCCAGAGACTCCAAATGCAGGATTGTGTTTCGACGACGCCGCTTTTTGTATATCTATTTTGTCAATCATATTGTTATCTATATTTGTTGATAATGTTGTAAATCGCTTGCACGTCTTCGTCAGTGATTTTATGACTAAAACTACCCATGCCCAAAAGTACGCTTGCCTCCTTTAGCATTTTTTCTCTGAGTTTAAGTCTGTTAGACTCGGCAATTTCTTCTTCTGTCACAATTGAACAATTAACGCAACTGCCATTAATGCACCGACCATCAGATTTGCGGAATTTGACGTTCCTGCTATCTTTGAATTGTCTTGGCGTTACTTCTGTAACGGTTGCTAAATGCAAAAAGCTCCACCAACGTGAGTAATACTTAATTTTATCGCCTACTTTAACATTTGAAAAATCAGCCATTGTAAGTCGTTTTAAAGTTATCGTAAATTTCCAAGTCGTTCCACCACTCTTCTCTGCCGAGTTCGACGTGTTTGTTTTCGGGCATCTTATGCTTCGCAACCGCCTTTATCCACTCGTTTGGAACAAACGCATTGAACGATTGCAAGCCGCTGCTTTTCTTCGTCTTGCCGACTACCTTGCCCCCGATGTAGAGATAAAGCGGATGATATTCGCCTTCGAAGCGGTAGCAGAGAGCTTGGAGCTGCTTGTGCTCTATCTCGCTGTAAAATGTCACCATGTAGCGGTTCCCTCGATGTAGCGCAGCGAGTGCGTGCATAAAGTCCTCGTAGCCGAAATGCGTGTTCTTCTTGCCGTTCAGCTCGTAGAAGTATCGCTCGAAGATGTCGCGTCGCATATAGAACCAGAAGTAGTCCATATCGTCGTCTGACATCTGCGGAATTGACTTATACACAATCTCCTGCCAAACGTGCTGTCGGAGGTGAGAACCACTTGCGAAGCCCTCAACTGCATAAAGGAAGTCGTGTCTATCTAAAGAAAGATTTATCATACTTAGAATTTTTCTCTTATTTTCTGATATTGCTTGACAAATGTCTTTTCCGTTACCCATGCGCTGTATTGTGTGCGGAAGTAACGCTTGGGCTTGCCTGAAACAAGCCCTGTTGCGTCACGAGGAGTGTGCACGCTCATATATATCTTTGGCACGATGTCCGTTGACACATACGATGTGATATACTCGTCCGCAAAAGCGATATGTCCTGTCTCGCGGAACTTAACATTTGCAAGTGAGAAGTCTTTTGCCATATTAGCGTTATTTGGAATTGTTTGTTGTGCCTAACAGATGTTGATTGCCCTCATAAGGGATGCAGCACTTGTAGACACTTGATAAACAGACGTAAGGGCATTGCTTATTGAATGTGTTGTAGTGAGAGAAGAGTTCACAACGCCATACGCTATCTTCGTTGCATCTCACTAACACCTCTTGGAACGGCTTGAATGAACACTTAGGTTCAACAACCTTAACAGGCTCTACTTGCAACGTTTCAGGGTTGTATTTGCCGCCGTAATGCTTCTCTGCTGCTGCGATAAACAATGTTTTTTGTTCATCATTTGCCTTTACGAAACATTCTGTGTCGCAAACTTCCTCTTCGCCAAAGGTGTGGTCTTTGTAGTAGTTGATTGTGGTATTAAACTCCGTGTAATCATCATTTGCCCAACACTCAAATACAGCGTACATTTGGCTGGGCGGATTATACACAATATCACCACGCTTGAAGAACTTGTCCCAACAACGCATTTTAGCAGAAGGAAAGAGCAAACACTTCGCGTCTTCAAAACCATCGACATAATGTCCGTTTTTTGTAAAGCCTACCAAAGTATCCGCAGAGGTTAAAAGAATAATCGGGTATGTTTTCCAGTCAGAGGTACAAACCTCATCGAGATTACATTCGCCAAACAGCGGCGAATACAGCCTTGTGCCTTTTGGCATATCGCGGAGTATTTCCGCAATGTTAATCTTGTTCTCCATCTTCTTGCTCCGTTTCTTTTGATTCGTATTTACGTTTGTAGGCTTCAATTATTGCCTGCTGGAAGCCTATAAGTTTCAGCGCCTCTCGGCAGTCCGCCTTCAACTTGTTGTATATCGAATTTCTACCAGTGAAGTACCACATACCACAAACGCAGGCAAAACAAAGGGTAAATAATGCTATTCCCATGTTATTCGGTTTTAAAATTGTTGATGTTGTAAATAGTTGTTACTATCGGATGAAGGCTCATGCTACCAAAGCTTGCGTCGCTGTTCGGGTCGTCCTTGAAGCTGTATGTGATTGTACCGCCGAAGCGCATCATCGTGACTTCAATCTCTCTGCCTTTGTAGTTGTTGTTGAGTCTTGCAACGCCGTCTTTAAGACGGTCGAAAAGCATTTCAGGAGTAAACTTCTCGCTAAACACAAACTCTGCATTTCTAAAAGTTTTCAACTTGTATGCAAGATCCCGTGTCTTTTTGTTGTGAACGCTACATCTCGGGCATTCGCAGTAAAATCTTTCTTCTGTCATATTTGTTGTATTATTAGTGTCTTAATATGTGCGCCTTCACCACCTTATGAACCAGGTGTGGCTGCGCCTTGTTAAACTCCTCTACAAACCAACGTTCGTATTCATCTTGAAAGCGTGGTCTGCGGATTTTTCCAATCTGGGGGGGGCAAGATGTCTACGGCAATCTTTCTCCCATTGTCTAATATCAGTACGGCTTTCATAGCTTCCCGGTTCTAAACCCTAACTCCTTTGCTATTGCAAGGAAGTCGGAGAGCTTGTCGGGCGATACGCTGGTCTGCTTGCCTTGCGAACAGACAACACCATCTTCAACCTTGAAGTAGATATTGCCATCCATGTTGATGTAGTAAATCTCACTCTCCATATTACTTCACCTCCATATTGATTAAGTCGTCAAAATCTTCTTCCGTCTTGCAGTCGTAGCAGTAAGTCAGCGTGCCGTCAGCATCCTTTGTGAGCATCATAATGCTGTTCGTATCGTTCAGCAAGTCAAGCAGCATATCTGCTCGAGAGAAATAATTTACGTTGTCGTTGATTCTAAGCCAATGTGCGCCAAGAATAAAACTTGTTGTGCGGGAACCCTCTTGTTCGCTTGTGTTCTCGTCGTAGCGGATAAGAACATAATTGCGTCCTCGTATGATAGCCCACACATCGCGCAGCCTGTTAATAAATTCTTTGATTGTTTTCTTCATATCTGTTGTTGTTACATGTTAAAGTTAATTTCCTCGGCAGAAACTATTTTGAAGTTTGCCACGTTTTTAAAACAAATACTGCCGCTGTCCTTCCTGATTATAATCAGTTTTTGATACTTTTTGTTTGGGTACATCGCGGAGATTGTATCAGCCGAAATGATTGTCGGCATACTATCTCCGTGCTCAAAAACCAAAAGGAAGTATTGTTTGTTTACCATGTTTATTCAACCTCCTCAAATTTGCCGTCTATCAATTTGTAATAGGTGTCTGCCTTAATGCGCTTCCCATCTACCTGTTCTGTTTTTACGCAAATCGGTTTCCATACATCTTCTATCTTTTTCCATTCGGCAAGAGTTATCCAACTTCCAATAGCAGCCTTTGCTTTAGAGTTGTATCCTGCGCACATTATGACAGAATCTTTACCACTACTGCCAATCTGAGCGGAGTTGCCCGATGAACCAATCTTAGCGTAGTCGCCCGATGAACCAATCTTAGCGTAGTCGCCCGATGAACCAATCTGAGCGGAGTTGCCCGATGAACCAATCTGAGCGGAGTTGCCCGATGAACCAATCTGAGCGTAGTAGCCCGATGAACCAATCTTAGCGTAGTCGCCCGATGAACCAATCTGAGCGAAGTAGCCCGATGAACCAATCTTAGCGTAGTAGCCCGATGAACCAATCTTAGCGTAGTCGCCCGATGAACCAATCTGAGCGGAGTTGCCCGATGAACCAATCTGAGCGTAGTAGCCCGATGAACCAATCTTAGCGTAGTCGCCCGATGAACCAATCTGAGCGGAGTTGCCCGATGAACCAATCTTAGCGTAGTAGTCTTTATTGCAACTGTTATTTGTTTCAATCTTGGATGGCATAGTAAATTCTTTCAGCCATTCAACACCAAAATTGATGATGTCGGCAAGTTTTAGTTCTGCTTTGATTTTAATACGCGAAGAACACGTCTTTGTTGAATCGGCTTCTTTGTCCATTTTGCCGGATTGTTCCACTTCTGCGAAACGAGAGGTTAGCATATCATAATAGTCGAACACCTCCATTGGCGACTCGCAAGCGTGAAAGCCACGGTTGCAACATGCAATATTGCCGTCCATTTCGTATGTTTTGCCGACCTCGTATTGAAAACCTCGGCATTTAAAATCTTTGTCAAAGCCTTTATAGGCGATAATTTTGTTTCTGTTTGCCATATTATTGTCCTTTTTTTGTTACAATTTCCAGTGCTCCAAGCAAAGTCTTTTCGCTAATTCCGTTGCCGGATGCAACGCCATCTTCCTTGATAGAATTGAGAGCTTCTTTGAGGCATGTGGCATCAGAGGTAAGTTGTTTTATGAGGACACTCATTTTCTCGTCTACATTTCTCACATCGTCACGATTGGCGTTTACCGAGGTTAGTATCTTGACGCAACACTCCTCGATATAGTCCTTTAACGTTGCTTCGTGCTCCTTCTTTATCTCCTCGACAACAGCCGACGAACAAATGGAGAATATGGCAAGGTCACACCTTGTTCTACCATCTGATGTTTTTTCATTTCGGATGCGCACATCGCGTAACTCCCTGGAACAGCTACCTATCTTTACAAGATAGACTCCTTCTCCATGTGGGTAATAGTCAAGAAAATAGCGTTCGTTCCCAGTAAAGGTTTCGCTTTCTTCGATTACACCCAAAATCGGTATTCTTACTTCTTTTTCCATGAGTTTGCTTTCTTTTGTTTCGCCAGCATACGCTTGTACGCTCTGCGTTCAGCTCGCGTCATGCCGTCCTTTTTGATTTCGTAGACTTCTTTATCCATTGTTTCCATAGGATAAAGAAGTCTTCCTCTTTCTCTTCTTCGGAATCTTCTTCATCGAACTCTTCATAATAGCCATCATCGTAGCAATAAGGGTCGTTATCGCCATAATAGCCACCATTGGCGTAGAATGTTTTCCAGTCTATCATAGTAACCGTATTAATCTTCGCTTTGCAGTTTTTGATACGTTCATAAACTCGTTGTTCTTTTCAGTCTTCATTGCTCTTTAACTTTAAGTTATTATTGTTTTTATTATCTATTGCAAAGGTAGTCATTTTTTTGCTATTGACCAAATTTTAAAACTCTGTAATTTACTGATAATCAATAGTTTAACTTTGACTAACTTTTCCGTGATATGTATTCTTCTGGAGTGCAGCCGTATTTGGTTTTGAATGCAGCTTTCATTACCAATAACGTTTCCGTATCACAATTGTATGAGTTTTCTTTGAGAGAATTGGCAATATCAAGTATTCTTTCTTCTATATTTACCCTTGAGTGGTCTTTGATTTTTTCTGCTTTACGATGTTTACCTGAATCGCTTGAAAATGGAAACGGCTTACCTTTTTGTCCACTTCGTTCTGCATATTCTTCCCAAGTGCAAGAGTTGTTATTCGCAAGTCTTAACTCCTCTTCCTTTTTAGCCTGGTCGTAATATGCTGTATTTCTCTCTCGACAAAACGCCTTTAAGGCTTCCATAATCACAAGAGGGTCAACAGCACCCCAGAAACGACCATAGCAACATCTTTTGAATCTCGCAAAGAAAAGCATTATCTCCGATACCTTCAAATAGAAGTAGTCATTTGCAATAATATCTGAGCATTGATTCAACTGATTAGATGTGAATTTCTCCTTTACTCCACAATATTCAGACAGATCCAAAAGTTGTGGTACGAGCCATGCTTGTGCAGTTTTAGGGGTATATGTCCCATTTAGCTCCCCGAGCGTAGGGTAATCACCAAAGTAGCAATCATGTATATTCTTATACAATACAGACTGTTGAGCCGGTGTGACCGTGAGCAAAAATTCTTTTGCTGTTCTTCCGTATTTCGCTGTTATCTCATCCTTGCGAGGACAACAAGGATTTAACGAGGTCGGTTGCTTCCCCAACTCGTTGTGCTGCAGTATTGTTATTTGGTCTATTCTTTTTGTCTTCATTGCTCTTATATTCTTTATTATGATTTGACCATCGTGCAAGCCTTCTGCTCAAATCCCATGTCTTTTCTTGCTCAAATCTAAGTTTTGAGCCTGACTTATTAGGCTCGCTCCAATAATCGAAGAACTCTCTTACCATTTCCCTACCATAAGTAGGGACGTAAGGAATCAAACTATCGTAGAAGTCTTTTGTTCGTTTCTTTGTTGCTTCCTTGATTTCTTCCTTGGTTTTCTTTGGTTTCGTTTCTTTCTTTTCTGGATGTACAGAAGATATTTCTTGATGTTTTTTTTCTTGATTATCTTCTTTTGTCTCTTCATAAGAAACAGCTTTCGCACAACTATATTCATCAAAATTACAGATTGTTATTACTGAATAATTGTTAGTAGATTCTATGCTTATCGTCCCTGCGTCTTGGAATCGTTTAAGGCATGTACGAATTATCTTTTTAGTCAGCTTAGGATTATCTCGTTCTATAGTATTTAGACTTGTAACAAACTGTCCTCTCTTTATCTCCTTGCTATGCCAAAGTGTATCCTCTTCATTTGCTGACGCAAGCATGTAGAGGTACAGGACAACCATTTCTGGTTTATCCCACCATTCCCACTCAAGGACGTTGCGAGGTATCTTAATCCAACCGTTTAGCATAGTAATCAAAACAAAATCCTCAACGTTCTTACTTCTCTGCGTATGCAGGTGGAACAGAAGCAATACTTGTCGAGGATTCAATATTTTTTATCAGAAAGTTCCACGTTCCTGATGTTGTTTTCTTGTATGCAAAGATAGTTAAAAATATTTGAATGACTAATATTTTCAAGGCTAAAATATCTTAGACTATCATTATTTAACTTTTACTCTTATTGCCTTTTCATGGCTTAGTTCGTTTACTTTCTGTGAGTAATACTTTATCCTTTCTTCAAGCTCACTATCAAGCCAATGACAGGTGGATTTAGCCTTTAAGCCAAGTTTGTCAAACCGACTTATGCCTATCTTGCGTATGAGGTTCGTTTGGTACGATATAAGATGGTCTGCGCTGAACCTGTTACAGAATTTACATTCTGCATTACAGTTGTCTTCGTCAAACCTTGTTGCCATGTGAGTACGGCTATAGAAGTGTCCACAGTCCATATCTTCGAAGCTCTTAATTTTACCACATGAGATACATCGAGTAAATCCATTCGGCATAACATCACGAAGACGTATGTAAAGAGAGAATACCCGATCGAGCTTCTTAACCAAGTTAGGTTTACTCTTAGAAGTAGTCTTTTTTACCTCTTTTTTTGCTGTTTGAGCAGCTTTTGATTTGCGGTTGAAATAGTATTTATTCATAACCATAGGACTCTTTAATATAGCTTATTTCCGTGAAGGTATTCTCGGCTTTCGTTGTAACGCATCTTCAAGTTGATGTGTTGTACGAGGTCTATATCAAGTGCTTTCGCCCAGTTAAATACAGACAACAGAACACTTTGACATATGGCACCAAGCATAGATGGGTGGACTGGCAAAGTACTAAAGAATAAACTATGTGCATTTCCGCATAGAATGTCGTTAGTAACAAATAAGGCGTTTTCAGTAAAAGTATGACGAACAAAGAATGAATATTCCGCATCTATCACTGATATTTCATAGTTTGCCGCAATATCTCTAACTCCCATAAAGTCAAAGATTCTAATGCAGATGTCAGCCAATTCACTTTCTACTTTGCCTTCTATACTATCTGAATAGTATTTATCGAATAATTTTCCTCAGTTGTCGTTAGCAAGTACTGTTCTAAGTCCTTCTTTGTCAAGGTCATTCATGTAGCGGCCTTTTCTGTCTGCTTGTACGGCTTCAGCTACTTCTGTACAAACCATCATTAACCAATGTGCGTTGGATTTGTTTTCGTTATGCCATCCATGCTTGACTGCGTTATCGTAGGCCCTTTTGACCCACTCTTTAATCTGATTTGATTCAATTATCATATCCATTAAATTTGAAATAGTTGAGGAATTGTTAATCCCTTTTGTTGTTTACCTAATATGAAATCACAAATAAAGTTTCTTGCATAATCAGCAGAAATAAGGCTTCGCTCTGTTGAACAAATGCCAGATTGTTTACTTCCCCTTGCTTTAATGATTGTTTTCTGTATTTTGTTCTTTTGCAAACTCTTCCCATTTGTAGGTTCACAACCAATAAACCAATATGCTGTTGGCTTTTTGTAATAATCACCACGCAGCAATCTGTTGTTGTCAATGATGGTAGGTGGTAAGACGAAATTGCTTTTCAAGAATGTTTGTTCACTCCATGGATTCTCCATAATAAGTCTGCCCCCCCTGATTTTAACAACTGAGACCATTTTACTGCAAGTCGAAAGAATTTCTCTCTGTTTACTGAACGTTGTAATATCATATCAGTAGCTTCTTTTGTTGTCTTCTTGCGATAATTAGTACATCCGTAGTACATCGCCATCTGACTCATTGCAGAGAAATATATACAAGGAAAAAAGGCTAAGATTAAGTCGTCTTTATCTATCTTGTCAAAGATAGATGGCTTGTCTTCATAAGCTGCTTCTATTTCCTTAAACAGATCAACAATGTTTTCAGTTTGTCCGAAGTCATTCTGTATATCGTAATCTTCTGCAGGAATACCCAACTTGATAAACTCATTCTTGAATGTTCCAGATTGTTCAAAGAAACAATGTACTTTGCCTTTTATCTCCATAATACTAAAATGTTACGTTAGTTAATTGTTTACCTTGAGACCTTATACACCATCTTGTACTTCCTGGAAGTTCAAGGTCTATTTTAAGGTGGCTTACATCGCCGAACCTTTTATAGTTCCCTCCAAGGTCTATAATCCATCCGTCCTTTCCCTTAAATGGGCGTATGGCTCGTCCTACCATCTGATAATAAAGCGACAACGACTTTGTCGGTCTTGCAAGTATGACTGTATCAAGTGCTGGGTAGTCAAAACCAGTGGTGAGTGTTCCTACATTTGCCACAACCTTAATCTTACCTGATGTGAACTCCTTGAGTATACTTTCACGTTCTACCTTTGGGGTTGTTCCGGTCACTATGGCTGATTTGATTCCAAGTGAACTGAGCTCATTTGTAAGTTTTTCTGCTTCATCTATAAATCGAGTGAAGACAAGAACTCCCTTTCTAGGTATCTTGTTCTTTGGCTTTAATACTCTGATAGTAGTAGATGTTAGTTGGTCATAAAAACCGCTTCGTTCATATTCAAGCTTTAGACTTTCTTCATCGTAATCAGCACCAGTTGAATTGGATTTTACTTGGCTCATATCAAGCTGCGTACAGTCAAAATATCGAAGGTCAGCAAGGTAACCTTTAGCCAACAAATCGCTTATTTGACAATAGTATAAGACTGTATCGAAGATTCTTGGACGTGTACGAGTAAGAAACTTCAACATTGATAGACCATTTAATCCCTGTCCTAACCTATACGGTGTTGCAGTTAGTCCTACGACTCTACGATTCTCTGCTTCAATAAAATCTTTGTACTGACCGCCCTTGCTGTTCACATAATGGCATTCATCAATCATCACATTTTTGAAATGCGCAAAATCAGACATATGGTTCATCACGCTGCCTATTGTTGCAAAGGTAATTCGGTTTATGTCTTTGCACCCTACTGATGCAGAATAAACACCACAGTCTACCACACCATAGCTTTGCAGTTTAGCAAAGTTCTGTTCAAGGATTTCTTTGCTCGGTTGGAATACGAGCAATGGCCCATCAAGACGTGAAGCAATGTCAGCAACAACAAGACTCTTTCCTGCCCCAGTGGGCAGGATAAGGAGTCCGTTGCTTTGGGATTTACTTTGAAATGCCCTTACAGCAGCATCACTTGCTTTCTGTTGGTAGTCTCGTAACTGGTAAATCATTATTCATCTAAACTTGGTTCGTCATCGTCGCCCAAAGAAGGGTCATCGTCGCCAAACGGCAAATCATTTCCATTATTGTCCGTGCTGTCGTTTTTGTCTTCTTCTACAGGCTTGTCCACTTCAGGAAACTCTATACCGAACTCTTCTAACATAACCTTACGGTTTGTGTCCTCTTGAGCCCATAGACCACCCTTTTCAAATGGAGGTATAGGCTGCACCTTGCAGAGTTGGAACTTTTCATCCACCCACGAGTAGGTGAGGTAGTGGCCATTGAGAGCAATGCGCATAGTGTCATTTGCTGACAAACGGTAATCGGTAAGTCCGTGCTTTACTTTTGCAGCCAAGTCTGCAATTTCCAGAAGCACCGAATTGTAGGCTTCTTCTGCATCTTTTTTCATCTGCTTGATTTGAGCAAGTGTACATTCGAGTTCCGTCTTGCGCTTAGGAGCTTCATTTTCTTGCTTTACGCAATATTCCTCACGGATGGCGGTAACCTCGAAATTATCATACTTACGCTCTGCGTTTTCCCCGTTAGGGAAGGTGGCATTGAATTTGTCTTTTATCTTCTTAAAGACCTCTTTGGCTGACTTACACTCTGGGCAAAGCACCAACACTTCACCGAACATTTCTTTGTCTTTGTCTGAAAGGTTGAACTCTATTTCCTTCGGACAGTAATTTTTCAAATCTGATAACATAGTTGTATTTTTTATTATTGATATTCTTTGTACTGATCCATCTGCTGTTGGGCAAAAAACAAAGCTTCACCCTCGTTTGCTTCTGGTAGATATAATCCACATTGGGCACTGCTGTAATTCCTAAACCTTTCGATTGCAGTTGTCATTTCTGCTTTATCAAGTTCTGTACTGCTTCTAATGTAGGTAACTTCTTGTCCCCTTTTGTTTACTCGTCTTTTCTCGAATATGTCTCTGTTGCATATCTTTTTGAAAATGTCAAACTTGACCTCTTCGAGTGTGTAGCCGAATTCTGACGCAAAGTATCCTAACAGTAAATGAAGATAGCTGTTCTGAGCCAAAGACCGTTGAGTCGTCTTTTTTTTCAACTCTACATAGGACTGACTAATATACAACTCTCTGCATTTCTCTTTGAACTTTTCTCTATCGTAAGGATTCTTCAAATTATAGAGTGCCATAACTTATATCATTAAAATGGCAAATCATCATTATTACCTTGAATAGGGATTCCGTTTTCATCTACAGCGGGAGGGAAATTAGAAGCTGATGCTGCGTTTCTTGCAGACCCCATAGCTGCTTGTTGTGCGCTCATTTGCCCTGCACCTTGTGAATTGGTAGGCTGATTACCATTAACGACTTGTGTCGGTTGATTTCCACCCTGTTGCTGATTATAACGAGATTGATATTTCTCGATTTTATAACCTTGAACGTTGGTGAAGTATCTGACTTGCCCATCTTTCTCTGAGCGTGAACCATTCAGAGAGAATGATACCGTTACAATATCACCTGTATTGAATCCATTCAGATCATCTACGTGATTGCCCGTAAACTCGAACTTAGGATAGTTTGCTCTCTCTATCTGCCCTGTGAACTGGTTACGATAGGAGCAATCCAAGACAAGCTCTCTTTTTTTGAAGACTTTGTCTTGATAGGGAATACTCTCCGTATTCCCTATCTGCAGAATAATTCCACTAATCTGAAATGCCATTTTTACTGAACATTAAAAGTGATACCATTGTCACGCATGAATCGTTCCATACATTCCATCGCCTCTTTTGTGCCTGAACAAACGTAAGTACGTGTCTCGGTTGGAGTAGGAGGTGCAACCGACTGTCCCATAGCGGCAGCGAAAGCATCCATTGCATCTTCTTCATCAGAAGACATCTTACCATTCTTCGACTGCTCTTCCTGTTGTTCGGCTACTTTGTTCTCCGCGACTTCCTTCTGAGGTGATGTTGGAGGTGTTGCAGTTTCTTTCTTACTAGGGGACACTGAGCTAGCACGCTGTTCTTTCAGCTTGTTTGCGTATGCGATAGTCTCCTGCAGATTAAGATTCTCCTTGTATCGGGCGGCAAGTGCATCGTAATCTTCTGCAAATAACTTCAAGGTTTCGAGGTCTTTCTTGATGTTATCAACCTTTTCTGTGATAGCTTTTTCGATAGACTTCATTGAAGTTGTCTTGTTGAGCCATTTCGCATCAAAGATGAGGTCAAGTTTGATGCCGATGGCTTCTACTCCGCATTTCTCGGCAAGCTTTTCAATCTCTTCTCTCTTAGCTTTCTTGGTGCGGTTTTCATCTTCTTTGATTACGCCATCAATGAGAGATACCGCATTCTTGATAAGCTTGCATGTTTCATTACAGGTCGTCTTGAACTCCTCAAAAGGTTTATTCCAAACCTTTTCAAGCTCCTTGCGCTTATCATCAAGTGCTTTAGCTGCCTTGTTGAGTAATGCCTTATCTTCCTTACACTTCGGTATATCATCAGTGCTATAGTTGCTGATGTCATACATAGGCAAAGCCTTTTCAACTCTAGCTTTAACCTCTTTGATATTCGTGGTAAGCTGACCGATAGTTTCTTTGCTTACCACCAGTTGCACATCTTTTTCTTGGAGTGCAACGATATTGGTGTTATTTTCTTCTGCCATATTAAACCAAATTGAATATTTTCTTATCTGTTATCAAATCTCTGTTTTCTTGAATGAAACTAATCAATCCTTCGCAGTGTTGAGTGAGTAGAGGAATATCCCTTTTAGGGTTAAACGTATAACTTTCGGTATAATTTCTGTAATACGTCTTTCCGATTTCCGAGATATTGTATTCGAAGTCGTAAACATCACAACCATTCTTCATGAGGGCATAAGGATAGACCTTATGTTGCCAGTGTCTCTTGTAATTGCCAACCGCATACTGACGTGTTGTTTTCAGATCATGAGTGCAGAACGGCATAAGGTAATCAATGTACCCATACAGCATTACTTTGCCATACATGGTAGGCAAGACTGCTTGTATATAAACCTGTGGCAAGGCTCCTTTATAGTAGGCTGCATAGTGTCGGACTAGCTGAATAGGGAAGTAGAAGCTTCTGCCGTTCAGTTTTGCTTCCACGCCGATAGGTACTCTCTTGTTATACGGTCTGACTTCTCCTTCACTATCATAGCGATAATCCTCTACTTCTTGGAAAATGGTATGAATATCCATACTTTTCGAGTTGCGATGAAGGACCATACAATCTATCACCTCGTTAAACGCTGTTCCTTTATCTGCAGCTTCACTGTCGAATGATACACGGTTTATTCTATCTATTAACGACTGGAATTGTATCTTTTTGAACTCTTCTGGAGTATGGGGAGGGTCTTTGGACCACCCCCAATACTTACTCCAAATGATGTCGCTATCAAGATAGTTCTGATACGCATCCAAAAGTGTCGCATAGAACCTAAACTTGACTACTTCCATACCTTATGCAGCTTGTGGGTCCTCGTATTGCTTGGTCTCCTTATTGTAAACCAACTTCAATGCACTTACCTTCTCAGTAAACAGGCTTCTTGCATGAAGGATGATGGAGTTGCCCAAGTTAGCATAGTCTTTGATGTGCTCGATGAAAAAGTTAGCTCCCTTTGCATCTGTAATCTGTTGTACGCTCTCCTTAATTTCATCAAGAGCCTTATTGTACTCCTTGACTTTTTCTTCTTTCTGAGCTATCATAGACTGATAACGTGAGAGAATTTGTGTAGCGATAAAGTTGTTCGGAGCTGTTGGCTGTCCATTTGTATCAAGGATTACTGGTATCTGCATGCAGCCGGGCAATTGGCAAGTGTTCTTGCCGTCGTTACGACTTGTCGGGTCAAAAGTAATAGTTCTCATTTGACGACCATTCTCGCTTCTCATTTCGAGATAACCAAGAAGGTCCAAGTCTGTTACAATACTGTTGTAGTTCTTCTCGCGGAGCGCAGGAATGAATACAGTGCTTTCTCCTTCCTTGCGAGTGTCACGATGTGCGACAAAGACGATGTTTTTATTAAGCTGTGACAATGAAGACGTGAACCACTTGAAGTCGTTATTGATTGTGCCCCAATCCTGAATCTGAGGGTTGCGTCCGTTGCATCTGTAGGCGATGATGAAGTCAATCATCTTTCCTATAGTATCGACTACAATGGTATCGAACTCCTCCAAATCCTTCTTGTTATAGTTGAGCAAGTTGAGAATTTCTTGCCAACTTGAGACCTGAACTATACCTACATTATCATCCAAGTGAGCGGTATTGACACGCTTAACACCGTTGTCAAAGTCAAGCAATAAAGGTTTAGGTGCGGAGAGGGCGAAAGTTGTCTTGCCCATACCAGCCTGTCCGTAAACCATCATTTTGACATTCTTCGAAATAGCAATCTCATTGCTTCTTTTAATCATACTCATTGCTCTTAGTGCTTTAATTCGTTAAACAAGTTGTTGTCGTTTGCATATCTCACAAACTCTATTTGGTCGTGGATGCCTAATTTCAAATACACTGATTTGATGTGGTTCTTTATCGTGTTAGGAGAAATAAACAAACGAGTTGATATTTCATCTTTACTAACACCTTCATAAACGAGTTTCATTACTCTTAGCTCAGCTTCTGACAACTTGGAGTTGTAGCGTGGACAACATATTACGCCTTCGTTTTTACATTCACCGCGTAACGGACATTCTACTTTCTCAAAGTTGAATTTTCCGGAAGACTCTATATCATAAGCTGTTGATTCGAGTTTACCAAAGTTACACTTGCAAAACCTTCTTGCTATCAGATATTGATAATACGGTGCATTTAGCGAGCTTTTCTGATATTCGGATTCGAGAGCTTTGTATGCTGAGGGGTAACGCTCACGAATTGCATCAATAAGCTTTTGAATGATTTCCGTCTCGTGCTCTGAGAGTACTTTATTTCGGCCATCATTGGTTTTAAACCACAGCTCATCGTTGTATTGATAGAACTCTATTGCCATAGGTTTTCTACTGCTATGCCTGTTATATTACTTAGTGCTAAAACCTGACTCTGCTTTACAGGCTTTGTGTGTCCTTTTACCCAGTTGCATGCAGTTGTATAAGACACGTCGCACTCATTCATAACACGGACGAGGAAATCCTTCTTAGGATAAGTCGCCTTTGGTAGATTTTCATAATAACCCTTTAGGGTCATATCTACGCTTTTGGGGTCATTCTTATTTGCCATTTAAATACTTTTTGTTACTTTTGTATCGTTTATATTAGTTTTACGTTGCAAAGATAGTGATTATTTCTATATTACCAACATAGAAAACATAGAAATATCTTGTCTTTCGCATTATTTAACATTATGGAAGGAAAAGACATTCTTAATGCTATTTTAGCACATGAAAGTATCAATGCTGCTCAACTCTGCCAGCAGATAGGTCTGGTGGGAAGTAAGACACAAGCCTTGTACGACACATTACGAGGTAAGACACAAAAGGTAAGCCCACGAATAGCTAATCTTATTCGTGCTGCAAAGCCTATGTATCGCTTGGAATGGTTGTTGACCGGTGACGGAGATATGCTTGATGAAACTATCGGATCAATGACTACTGTTCTACGGGATAAGCCTGCTGAGCAAGTTGACTCGCTGACTATTATCAACCATCTGATTAATATTAACGCTCAAAAGGACGAAGAGATACGAGAGCTGCGTAAAGCATACGAGCACCTTGCAAGTGCGTTCGAGAAGTTGGCGAATGGACATATCTTTTCTGAAAGCGAGATCAAGAAATCTATATAATCTACATTAACGCCAAGTACTATTTCGTATGAGAATAAATATAACACCGGAAGGCATCGCTATCACAAGACGCTTCTTTCTTGCACTCGACACGTTGCAGATGCGAAGAGAGCTGAGAGGGATGAAGACTTTTACAGACCGATACAACATTAACTACTGGAATCTTAGTACGTTGAAAAAGGAGCCGGAACGTAGGCTTCTGAAACCTGAATGGCTATCGCATTTAGTTCAAGATTACGGTGTTAATGCAAATTGGTTATTGATAGGAGTTGGTAATATGTTCGCTAATTCAAAAAATATTGAGCTGTGAGGCATTTAATTTCGTTAGTAGTGGTATTGTTAGTTAGTATCACTTGTAAGGGCTTAGAACGTAAGGAAATCGCCGTTTCTAATCTGAGTATGGTTGTTAAGACCTCAACCGAGCAAATTCATTGGCTGTATGGTGCGGCTGATTTCGTTACAAAGAATGATGACAGAATGAATTGTGATGCATCCACTATGGACGAAAGCAAGACATTCACAATTTCAAATCAAGTGCTATACATTGACAAGGGCGCTGATGATGAGGATTCATTCAAAATAGTTTCTTGCACATTTACAAAGAGCAAAGTTTTTGCAGACGCAGGACTTTCAGAAAATTACCGTTTCGTTGTCAAACCAATTGCGGATGGTAAGGCGTCTGCATTTACGACTTTCATCACAATAGAGAAAATTACTAACGCTGGAAAGACAAAAACTATTGTGACAATTCCTGCTATAGATGAGGATGGACGTTTATATTCTGTTGCTGTCTATACAAAGTAAAGTCGGTTAGATAAAAATATGAAGTCGGCAAAACCTCGCGCACGCGTAATAACTAATAATAAATAATAATATATATATAATTAACTATATATACTTACTATATTATTATTGTATGAGAAAGGCGTGTGCCCGTTGTGTGCCCATTTTAAAATCGTACTTCGCATAAGTTGTTGATATTTAGTTGTTTGCGTGTGCCCTTTGTGTGCCCATTTGGAAATTCGAGAGACTAAAAAATCTTGCCACTTTTCAAGGTTGGTGTGCCCATTCTAAAATCTGACGTTCTATAAGTCATTGATTTTTAAATAGTTAGGTTTGCCCTTAGCGTGCCCCTTGTGTGCCCTTTGTGTGCCCATTTTAAAATCGTACTTCGCATAAGTTGTTGATATTTAGTTGTTTGCGTGTGCCCTTTGTGTGCCCATTTGGAAATTCGACAATAAGCGCAGTTTTGCGCTCTGATAGACACAAAAATCCCCTCTCCAACTGGATAGCAGAGAGGGGATTTTCTGACTTTCTTCTTGCTTTCTTCTTGCTGTTCTTATTTCATTGCTCTTAGTACTTCTCTACTCTTACGAGATTTGCTTTCTTAAAACTTCTGTATGCTTCTTTTTCAGTGTCGTAGTAGACTTGGCAGGTTGGGTTCGGTGTTCGTCCGCTCTCCTTGGCTGGAGGAAGGATGGATGATTTAAGCGTACCGAATGCTTCTCTGATTGTTCCGTCCACCTTCTGAAAGTAGAACTTAACGATTCGTGTCTGCATTGCAGCGTGGAGCTTGACATTTGCCCAAGCCACCTTCAAGGCTTCCGAGAGAGTGTAGCCATTTTTCTTGACGAACTGCCATGCAAGTTGCATGACCTTCTTCAACTGGTTTTTTCTTGTAGTACTCATATCCTTAGATTTTATTATTCTACTATTTTTTCAAGTTCAGACTCACAGAAGTCATTGGTTGTTTCGTAACCTTTATCGTTGTAGCTCTCAACATTTTCTATACAAAGGGATGATGATGTCCTTATAAAGGCACCTGTACCGTTGATATAATCATCCTCAATGTACCCGTCGACATCGTATGAGTAGTCGAAATAAATAGTTTCGCTTCCTTTCTCGTATTCGATTGAACCTCTGCCAACTTCGATTGAAGAAGCGATGTTCATGTAATCTGATGATGTTAATGTCATAACTTATTAAACTTTAAAAAGTGAATATTGTGAAGTACTTATCGTTACCGTCATTTTTAAGACCCGTCCAAGTATAGCCGAATTTGGCGCAGTAAATTTGCATATCGCTATTGAGGTGTTCTTCATCAACGTTACCATTGAAGTAAACCATTGCTGCTACTGTTCCCTGTGGGATAATGTCGAACTTGATGCCGAACGTTTGGCTGAGGTTCTTCTTGATGTATGATAAATTCTTCTTCATATCTTATATTGTTTATTTGTTTTATTTGATATTGCAAAGAAACAGGTTTTTTACTGTATTTCCAAATGTAACACAGGGTTTAACTTGTATTTAACTATTATCGTTTATAAGATTAAAATATGTTTCCATGTTACTTTTATAAGGTTATTTACTGTATAAACTTGCTTATTTAGTTTTTTCGTTGTATCTTTGCATACAATATTTATACTGTATGGATATAAAAGAGAAACTAAAAGGTACAGGGTGGACAATTTCATCCCTTGCCGCTAAAATGAAAAATAAACAGGGTGGATATGGGATTAGCCAGCAATCCATGTCGCAAATTATCAATGGTAATCCTACCGTAAGTAAGCTACAAGAGATAGCGGATATAATTGGTATTCCGCTGTCTGAATTAGTATCAGACAATCGATCTTCTGACTTCACCGCTTTAATAAAGAAAGGTAACAATCTGTATTCAGCATCTTCCATAGAAGAGTTGGAAGCTCTTATACCGAAGTTGAAGGAATGAACAAGCTGCTAAAACTATCTTGTAGGCATTATATGTTCGCTGTATTCATCTGAATATCCCAAATGTGGTGGTTATTAGTGGATTATCTAAAACTCGCTTAGAACGTCTTAAAATCAAAATTGCTCCCAAGGTCTCTTCGCTAAGATTACCTTGGGAGTAATAGAACACACGTTCCGTCTTCACAGACACCGAGTGTCAAAATCAAATAAAACTTTTATGGATTAATCTATTTATGTGGTTCAGTGCCTAAACAACAGCCATCCAAAATTTTAAGATGGATAGCCCAGTGTAAAATTTCTGCAAGGTGGCTTTCCTAAAACCGCACTCTATCAGCCCTGCAGTAGTATACTTGGCAAGTGTTTTGCGTGTTATGCCGAGGATAGCACAGGTTTCATTTATACTGTATCTGCTCGTTGCTATGACCTCTGGCTTGTTGCTTGTTACAGCCATGGGAAACCTCCTTTCTTGTTTATTTTCTTAACGATGTCTTCGTATAAATTTCTGACTATAAATCTGTCATTAGGCAAACATATTAGAGTTTCATTACCTTTAACATTCAGCTTATATACTTCTATCTTATCTATATTGACAAAGTGCTTAATATTCTTATTGTCAATTAACTCTATGAATTTTGCCATACTTAATCCTCCTCTTCGTTAGATAGTATTACTACGTCACCAACTATATAGTCATTTGGGATGAGTCCGTGTAATTTCAATATAGTGGTAGCTTTACTGTTCCATGGCAGATCGTTTAGTTTGTCTTCTTCATTGATATACATAGCTTGTCCGTTCGGCATCGCTATTCTTTCTATATATCCATCGACGAGTTTCTGTAATTCTTTCAAAGTAAATTTCTCGCCATTGTTCGGAAATACATCTAATTCCAAACCGCTTGTATTTATGTATGTTGCCATGACTATTCCTCCACTTCTATTTTATTTCTATTCATAGCCTTATTTGCCATAAGAAAGTTGACTACAGCAGGAAGGGTCAGAATGCTTGCACACGTAAACAGCATAACAATAAACGAAAGGATAAACCACACGATGATTTTCTTCTCCTTTCTATTTTTTCTATCCCATCCTATATCTTGTTTCCACAAGTTCCATAGACCATAAATTGCGGTTCTCTTCAATACAGAAGTAGACGACCCATTGCTCTTAGTACATCTCATATCCGTTTTCTTTATGTTTTTAATTGCTCTTAGTACATTTAACTAAAAACAATACCGACATTACAACATATTTGCATATCTTTGTATTGTTGTATTAAGTTTTACGTTGCAAAGATAATAAGAATTTCTTAAATATCTATATAGAATAGATAGAAATTTCTTATCTTTTACTTTGTTTAACTTTTACGCTTGTATTATATATAATGTATAGGGCAATGAACTTAACAGAAAATTTAGATAATCTATCAACAAAGATAGAAAAGATGAAAGACCATATCGGCACGGAGGAAGCCACAAAGAACGCTTTTGTGTTGCCGTTATTGCTGTCTTTGGGTTATGATGTGTACAATCCCTTGGAGGTTGTACCAGAAATGCCATGCGATATATCCAACAAAGGTGATAGGGTGGATTATGCTATTTTCAAGGACGGAGAGCCAGTGATGATAGTCGAATGTAAGCAATGCTCAAAAGAACTTGCCCCGTTTGTCCCACAACTATCTAAATATTATGTAGCTACTAACGCACGTTTTGCAGTTTTAACTAACGGTATTGAGTATTGGTTCTTTGCTGATTTTGATAAGACAAACTTAATGGATGCTAAACCGTTCTTTATTTTCGATATGAACGATTGTGATTCTGTAGGTATAGAATTATTAGGGTTGTTCTCTAAAAACAGCTTAGACGAGCTAAAAATAATAGAAAGGTTCACGGAGATAAGACTAAGACATATACTTTCTGATTTCATCAATAACAACATAATGTGTCCGAGTGATGATTTCGTAGAATATGCGACCAAGTCTGCCCTCGGAGAAGGATATGATAAAACTTTACATTCTGTTTACAAAAGTACAATAAAGTCATTAATGTTTGATTTTATACCTACACCTCCACAAGCGGAGGAGACACCTATAATAAACAGGATTGAGTTAAGAGCTTATGAGATTGTAAAAGATGTTCTGAAAGATAAATGCTCAGAAATACAATACAAGAAGTTCAAGTCATATTTTACAGTCAACCAAGGTGGTTCTGTCTGGAGGTGGATTATTCGTTTAAAGTCGAAGCATGGTTCTTCTATTAAGATTTGCTTCCCTGTTGATTCTTACAAGACCAACGAATGGGTACAGATTGACAACATAGAATCTCTATACAATATGGAGGCCCGTATTAAGTCAGCTTTCAAAGTTGCAGAATCCTTATAAGGTGTCAAACACGAAAAAACCGCAAATACACCGCAACTATAATAGTGGCTATTTGCAATCGTGTGAATATCAGTTTTTTAGCTCAAAGTTATATACACTGATAAAGCGCATAAAGCCAATCATAGAGACTCATAGCACGCTGAAGATCCAGTCGGACAGAGGCAAGAGCTATAGTCTGATAATCAAGTAGATAGTCTTTTGTCAGCCAATTGTCAGATAAATGTCAGACTCGTAAATTGGCTTTCTTTTAAGGAGATTATAACTTTGCACCATAACAAAATTGGTGCAAAATGAAACGATTGATTACACTTTCTATTATTCTCTCCTCCGCATTCTTCGCTTCTGCCCAGGATGTGGACAAAACCATTACGATCAATGAGGTTACGGTAAAGGCAGCCAAGGTTGTGAACAAGCCCGACGGCATGGTTCTCTACCCTACCGATGCTCAAAAACAGTCATCGAACAACGGCTACAGCATTCTTGAGAAGCTCTCGCTTGCCAATCTGCGTATCGACAATATCAACCACTCCATTACAGCTATCGACAACCGCGGCAGCATTCAGATCAGAATAAATGGCATCGTTGTGGACAAGTCGGAGATGTTGGCTCTCGATCCGAAGAACATCACGAAGATTGACTTCATAAACAATCCTGGCGTGCGTTATGGCGACGGTATAGCTTATGTCGTTGATATCATTACACACAGAAAAGAGAGCGGATATACCGTTGGTACCGACCTTACTTCGGCGCTTACCACCTTGCAGGGCGATGGCATGGTTTACGGTAAGTGGAACCGCGGCAAAAGCGAATGGTCACTTTCCTACGATTTGAGCGGGTATCGTACAAAAGGAAGCAAGAGCAAACAGTCTGCAGAATATACATTGACTGACGGAAGCATACACAGAATAGAACGAAACGATATGGAGACGCTTCGTAAAGCTATTGCGCACGAAGCAAAACTGACATACAACTGGGCTGACTCTACAGCCACCGTCTTTCAGACATCATTTAGTGGAGCGTTCAACAACGCTCCCGACAACTACATTATTAAGGATATTAAGGACGGCGCTCGGCAATACCAAGCAACAAGTTGCGATGCTGACAAAAGCTATTCGCCGGCATTGGACGTCTACTTCTTCCGCCAGATATCTCCACGTCAGTCTCTTACCGCCAATGCCGTAGGCACATACATCTCCACGCATACCAGCTCTTTCTATGACGAGGGTTCTCCTTATAAATACAATGTAGACGGCAAGACAACATCCTTGCTTGCGGAGGCAATCTACGAGAATCGGCTGAAGCCATTCACGTTCTCTACGGGCGTGAACTATAGCTATAAATACATAAAGAACGGTTATCTTGGCGATGCTTCGTCTCTTACTAAGACGAACAATAACCGTCTGTATGGCTTTGCAGAAATCAAAGGTATGCTACGCCAGCTGCGCTACACGTTAGGTGCTGGCGTAAGTTACATTCATTACACGCAGAACGGTCACAGATTCAATTTCTGGACTTTTCACCCGAAGGCATCGCTCACATATCAGATCAACAACGGCTTGCAGATGAGCTACACTTATCAGATGCAGGACAAGGTGTCTCGCATAGCGATGACAAGCGATGTTATGATTCGCACAAATAGCATGGAATGGACCAAAGGAAATCCCGATTTGAAACCGTCGCATGATATGGAGCACCGCCTGCAGTTTTCGTATAACAACAATCGCTTGCAGGCCTTCGTCGACGGCTACTTCAAGCAATGTTTCAAGCCTAATATGGCTCATTATGAACGTACCCAAGACAATCAATTCGTCTATACACAGATAAACCAAAAGGAGATAGACGTCTTGAGCGTTATGGCATACGCCGGCTACTGGCTTTTGCCCGAAAAGCTTCAGATTGCAGCCAACGGAGGATTGTACAGATGCTTCAACTACAGCAATGACTATACACATTGCTACACCTCTTGGTTCTACGCAGCCAGCATCACGGCTTATCTCGGTAGATTCACGCTACAGGGATACGTAGACAACGGCAACCGCTTTTTGGAGGGCGAATCGAAAGGCTACAACGGCGCCTATTCTGTCGTGAAAGCATCACACGAATGGCGCGACTGGCAGTTCTCCTTGTCGTGGGCGAATCCGTTAAACAACAACTACAAGGCATACGAGAACGAACTGCTCAACCGCAATCTCTACAAGCATACCATAGGCTATTCAAAGTGGATGGGCAACCTGGTTTCGCTGAACATCTCTTGGCGACTGAGTAGAGGAAGCAAGCACAATTCGGCAGAAAAACGCATAAACCTACGCGATACGGATAACGGCATCATAAAATAG